AGATATTTCAGATATTTCTTGGAATCACCAAAAATTACTAAAAGTTGGTAGTGATTATATTCATAAAGCACGAGATGGACGACTTTGGTATGAACTTGAAGATGATGTTAAAAAGAGTAAGAATAGAACTTTAATTAAATATTTTAAAGAGTATGATAAAGCTCGTCTTAAACTTCAACATGCTGGGGCAATGTTAACCAGAGCATTTAATTTGGAAAAAAGTAAGAGATGATTAAGTTAAAAACTTTATTATCAGAAGTGATAATTACTACTCGTGAATTTGATAGTGTGGTTAATCAAGCTAAAAAAGAAACTGGTCAAAATCACAAAATACCTTCCAAGACAAAACAAATGTGTAAAGAAGTTGGTAAGTATAAAGTTAATGTATATGATTATAAAGGTAATAAAAGTAAAAAGAGAGATGTTAATGGGTTGATGTATCAGTATTACGCTTATGTACAAGGTTGGGGACATGGAAAATTTAAAGGGCCGTCAGATTGGTTCTTAAAGGGTGGTAAGTTTGACAAGATACTTGGGTGGATATATGAAAATGGATATAATAGGTATTTTGATTATAGTTACTTAAAATCCCATGTATCTTCTGATTTACAGACGGCACAAATTGTTAGTGATATAAGAAAAGGTGATGAAGTAGAACCTGCATATTATTTAGCAAAAGATTATTATAATTCTTTTGCACAAAGTAGAAATAGTAATGTTTTTGACCAAGTAGTAAATAAAGTAGATGGTTGGTTGAAAGATAATAAAATAGAGACTCGATAATGAGAGATTATTTAAAAGAATTTAGTGGTGATGTTATCGGTGATTTTTTAGTTGATAATGATATTAGTAAGATTTTAAAGGAGGCAACCGTTGGTAGGAACGCACCTACTGATGATGGACCACCTACATTTTATAAAACTTTATCAGATTATAAACAAGAATCTAAGGGTTGGATAGAATCTTTGCAAAATGATTTGGGTTGGAAAGTAGTTCAGTATATACTTGGTAAAGGTGCAATGGATCCAGAAGAAGATTATACAATGTCATATAGGGCAATGGCACCAGTATCGTATGGTGAAGTGGATCCATATAAAGAACATTTACGAGATGTAATGGAAAATTTAGGATGGACTGTGATGAAGTGGTTAGGAGTTGATAAAGATCAACAAATGGGCGGAAAACCAATTCCTTCAGGTATTGATGCTGATGGTAGAATAGGTGATGAAACACGAAATACTTCAATGCAAGCAAAGGGTTTAACTGTTGATGGTGAAGATAAACCAAATCCAAAATTTAGTGGTGGTCGTCCAAAACTTCATGTTGAAAAATATTCACCACTAACAAAAGATTGGTGGAGAGATGAACTTAGAGAATTAATAACAGAGGGTGGAGCATATGGACATATGGCACATCCTTTTGATGACAAGGATTTGACATTTAAAGATTTAAAAAATATCATAGAAATGGGATTGGGTGGTCAATTAAATCGTGAAGATAATGTAACGGAAAAACTTGACGGACAAAATCTTATGATAAGTTGGAGAGCATAATGGCAATTACAATAGATGTTAAAAAGGGTGATACTATTCTTGTAGGAAAATTTAAAAACAAGAAAATGGTAATAAAAGATATAGGTGTAGATAAACATGGGATGCCAACTATAAATGGAAGAAAAGCTACTACATTTAGAATACATAAAAAAGTTAATATTTTTGATAAGGGTTTTGATGAAAAAATTGATAGGGACGCGGAAGGATACGGAAAATACGATGACCCTGATGATAGTGATTTTGATGAACCTTCTAAGACAAAACAGTTAGAAAGTAAGTCTAATTATAAAAAAATAATGGAGATGTAAATATGGATTGGTTAAAGAAACTCATAGCGAGCATTTTAGGACTTTTTGGTTTAAGTACACTTTTAAGTGCTAAAAAGTCAAAAGAAGTAAAGGAATTAGAAGGTGTTATAAAAGAACATAAAAAGAAAACAAAAGAAGTAGCAAAAGAAGTAAAAAAATTACAAATACATAAAAATAAAAATAAAAAAGAAATAACAAATGCAAAAAGAAAACTTAGTCGTACTCAAAATGAAATTAAAAAAATGGAAACAGCCTATGAAAATGACGATGTATCAGATGCAGCAGATTTTTTGAGGAAGTTTTCCAAGAGTAAATAATTATATATATGTATATAAGGAGAAAATAAAATGGCTGATGCAGGAACAATGTTTAGGTCGCAACCAACTGACCAGAGTCTTGGTGATTATAATGGAGTAACAGAAGTGGCGGCAAGTACTACTTTTCATGCTACAGGTTCAAAAGCCGGTGCTGGATTTATTATTGAGAATGTAACAAATGTAGTAATACATTGTGCTAGTGGTGGAATTTTAGGTGGTGACCAATGTACCGTTAAAGTACTTTATCCGATTGGTGTGAAAAAAGTCGTGAATGGTTCAAGTGGTATAGTTCACGTATTACATAGATAAGGAGTGAATATGAAATATCTATGGATATTATTGATATCCATTCCATTATTCGGGCAACAAACTTTTACACAAGAAGAAGCGTTGGAAATGATTAAACAACGTGATACCGAATGGGAAAGTAAGTTAGGAAAATTAGAATCCATTGACAGTGCAAAGACCGTACAAATTGGTCAATATGAAGATTTAGTCAAAGAGTTAGGGGATCAAGCTAATCTTGATTCTTTAATAATAGTGGCAAAAGGTAAACAAATAGAAGCCTTAAAGGCACAAAACGAGGCCAATGAAAAAATGGCAGGGTTAGCAAAACCAAGTTGGTATGAAAATAAGTGGCTGTATTTTGGGTATGGAGCAGCTGCAGTAATTATACCGACTTATTTTGGTATTAAAATAGTGGATATAGCAAATTAATGAGTGATAAGAACATAAAAGAAGTCATTAAAACGGAATATCTAAAATGTGCAGTGGATCCTGCATATTTTCTAAAAAAGTATGCCGTTATTCAACATCCAATAGAAGGTAAAATACCGTTTTCCTTATATCCGTTTCAAGAAAAAATGGTAAGTGATTTTAATAACCACAATTATAATGTTATTTTAAAAGCTCGTCAGTTAGGTATATCAACACTTACTGCGGGATACGCATTGTGGATGATGACATTTCAGAGTGATAAGAACATATTGGTTATCGCCACTAAACAAGATACAGCCAAAAACCTTGTAACAAAAATCCGAGTGATGCACGCAAATTTACCGAATTGGGTAAAGTCAAATTGTGTTGAGGACAATAAACTATCATTAAGATATAGTAATGGTTCACAAGTAAAGGCAATCGCAAGTTCTGAAGATGCAGGTCGTTCAGAAGCATTATCACTTTTGATACTTGACGAAGCTGCATTTATTGAAAAGATAGATATGATATGGACTGCCGCACAAAGTACTCTTGCAACTGGTGGTCAATGTATAGCACTATCTACACCAAACGGTGTAGGAAATTGGTTTCATAAAGTTTGGGTTGATGCAGAAGAAGGGAAAAGTGAGTGGAATTTTGTAAGACTTCATTGGTCATTACATCCAGATAGAGATGAAGAATGGAGAGAAGAACAAGAGAAACTTTTGGGACCGTCAATGGCAGCCCAAGAATACGATTGTGACTTCATCACCTCAGGTCAAACTGTGATTGATGGTGTTATTTTGGAAGAATATAGAAATACACAAATTGAAGAACCAGTTGAAAAGAGGGGAATGGATAGTAATTTATGGATTTGGAGACAACCTGATTATACCAAGAATTATGTAGTTGCTGCTGACGTTGCCCGTGGTGATGCATCAGACTTTTCAGCATTTCATGTAATAGAAATAGAGAGTATGGAACAAGTTGCAGAATATAAGGGAAAAATACCTACTAAAGACTTTGGTAATTTATGTATGAACACTGCTATGGAGTTTAATAACGCATTATTAGTTATTGAGAATTCAAGTATTGGTTGGGCTACTATACAACAAGTTATTGATAGAGAGTATGATAACCTATTTTATACAAGTAAAGATTTACAGTTTGTAGATGTTGCAAGACAAGTAACAAATAGATACAGACATAAAGATAGACAAATGATCCCTGGATTCAGTATGACTATGAAAACAAGACCATTAGTAATAGCAAAATTAGAAGAATATTTTAGAGAAAAATCAGTCATAGTACATTCTAATAGACTGATTGATGAATTATTTGTGTTTATATGGCACAATAATAAGGCCGAAGCAATGGAAGGATACAATGATGACCTTCCAATGAGCTTGGCAATTGGATTGTGGGTAAGAGATACTGCACTTAGATTAAACGCAGAAGGAATTGCTCTACAAAAAACAGTCTTAAATAAAATGTTAGATTATGAACCACTTTACACTCCAGAAGAAGAAACAGCCGAAGGTTGGGATTGGGATGTACGTGGTGAAAAAGAAGATCTAACTTGGTTAATAAAATAAAGAGGTAAAAAATGGCACAAACAAGTTTAAGAGCTAGATTACAACGACTTTTTTCCACAAATGTAATTGTAAGACATGCAGGTGGACGAAAGTTAAAAATAGCTGATACTGATAGAGTTCAGAGTGCACAAAGAAATAGTCTCGTAGATAGGTGGTCAAGACTTCATACTAATTTGACAACAGGTGGATATGGACACGCACAGGCAATTAGTTTTCAGGCACAACGATTGGCTTTATTTAGAGATTATGAAGAAATGGATAATGATGCAATTATTGCAAGTGCACTTGATATTTATGCAGATGAATCAACAATGAAAAATGAATATGGTAATATATTGGATATTAATTCAGATAATGAAAACATTCACGATATTCTACATAATCTTTTTTATGATATATTGAATATAGAATTCAATTTGTGGCCGTGGGTTCGTAACCTATGTAAATATGGAGATTTTTATCTCTATTTAGACATTAAAGAAAAATATGGTATTACAAATGTAATTCCACTTTCAGCATACGATGTAACTCGTATTGAAGGTGAGGATCCAGAAAACCCATATTATGTTCAGTTTATGGTTGAAGAAATGGATACGAGACATAGTTCACATATGGCAGGAAATAAAGAATTAGAAAATTATGAAATAGCACACTTCAGATTACTTTCAGATGCAAATTTCATACCATATGGAAAAGGTATGATTGAAGGAGCTCGTAAGATTTGGAAACAGTTATCTCTTATGGAAGATGCTATGTTAATTCATAGAATTATGAGAGCACCTGAAAAGAGGGTTTTCAAAATTGATATTGGTAATATTCCACCATCAGAAGTTGAAAACTTTATGCAGAAGATTATTAATAAGATGAAAAAGGCACCAGTAATTGATCAAAATACAGGTGATTATAATTTAAAATATAATATCCAGAATCTTACAGAAGATTTCTTCTTACCAGTTCGTGGAGGAGATAGTGGAACTCAAATTGATAGTCTTGCGGGACTGACATATGAGGCTGTTGAAGATATTGAATATTTAAGAAATAAATTGATGGCCGCGTTAAAAATACCAAAGGCGTTTCTTGGATACGAAGAAAATGTTGGTAGTAAAGCAACATTGGCGGCAGAAGATGTTCGTTTTGCAAGAACGATTGAAAGACTTCAGAGAATTGTTACAAGTGAATTAACAAAAATTGCTATTGTTCATTTATATGCACAAGGATATACAGATGAAGACCTTGTAAATTTTGAATTAGATTTAAAAAATCCATCTACAATATATGAAGAAGAAAGAATTGAATTGTGGAATAATAAACAAAGTCTTGCTTCAAGTATAATGGATGCTAAGATAGCTGATACAGAATGGATATATGATAATATTTTTAAGTTTACTGAAGAAGATAAGAAAGAGATAAGACTCGGTATTATCAAAGACCAAAAACGGAAGTTTAGATGGTCTCAGATTGAAATGGAAGGTAATGATCCAGTTCAGACTGAAGAAGCAGTTGGAACACAAGGAGCAATGATGGATGCGGGTGGAGCTGAGGGTGGAATGCCAGGAGTACCTGGAGCACAACCACCTGGAGCAAGACAAGGAAGAAGTGGTAAAGAATTAAACTTAAAAATACCAGAAGATGGTTGGCCAGGAAGTGGTCGTCCAAAAGAGGGACCTAAACATGGAAAAGACTCAAGTATAAGGGGTCGGGATCCACTTGGAGCCCACGATAAGAGAAAAGCTAGTAGTGGAAGTCCAAAATATGGAATAGCGTTAGCTCATTATGATAAATTAAAGAAAAGTTTAGGAAAAGTAGGTCGTGAAGATAGAAAAATACTCTATGAAACGACTGATGTGGAAGAAGAATATAAAAACGAAGTATCTTCGTCTTTAAGTGATACTTAAACGATGAATTATTAGAAGTTTTTATATTTATAGATGAAGAAATATACTTATTTAGGAGCATAAATTATGGCCCAACGCGTAAAGCACTCGAAGATAAAAAATACGGGAATTCTTTTTGAATTAATATCCCGCCAGATAACAGTTGATGTAATGAACGGAAATGATAAGAGTAAATCCGTAGAGATGCTAAAAAAATTCTTTAACGAGAAAACAGAACTCGGTAAAGAAAATCAATTATATCAGGTATTGTTAAAAGAAAATTATAATTCAACTCGTAAGGCAGAAAAGTTGGTCGATGCCGTATTGAGAGCCAGAGAAAAATTACAGAATAAAAAACTTCGTAATGAAAAATATAATCTTATTAAGGAGATTAAAAAGAATTATATTGTAGAAGATTTTTTTAGGGCACGAATTCCTAATTATAAGGTATATGCTTCTATTTATAAAAAATTCTTATCAGAAACTACACCTGTATTTGATCCAGTAGACGAAGTAGATAGTACTTTTTCTGTTATAGAACATATTACTCGTAATAAAGTCAAACCACGTGATACAGATAGTAAAGTAATTTCTGAATTTAAAAAAGAAGATAAAGATTTAAGATTACTTTCTTATCAATTAATGGTAGATAATTTTAATGGTAAGTATAAGAGTCTTAATTCTATGCAACGAAATTTATTGAAAGAATATGTTAATAATATTTCTAATACAAATAAGTTAAGAGAGTTTGTAGATAGTGAGGTTGGAAAGATTAAAAAAATATTGTCTAAATTTTTACCAATGGTCAGTGATAAAGTTACTAAGATTAAATTAACTGAAGCAATTAAACAGTCAGATAATTTATCAAAAGGTAAAATTGTGAAAGACAAACAGGTTGTATCTTTAATGAGGTATTATGAACTCATCAAGGAACTTCACAATGTCACAAGTTAAAGAAGATTTAATTCGTAAACTTGTTCGAGAATTAGTTAGACAAGAATTAGACGAAGCCAATTCTACTGCAAGTGTAGGTGGTAGTTACAATACACCACATGCATTTGGCGGTAGTAATAAAAAAGGTAAAGGTAAGGGAAAGGCCGGTTACACGGGAGGTCATGATGATCCAACTGATGGGACTGGTCATTTTATTGCTAAAGACCCAGATTTGAGAGGTGGAAACGAAGGTAAAAAAGGTAAAAAGTATATGAGTGAGGGGAGATATCACGCTTGGAGAAACGATGAGACTTTAAGCCCCAAACAAAAAATTGGAATGGCAATGAGAGAAACTCGTGATAACCTTACAGAGTTAGAACGAGTTGTGAGATATAATGTTAGATTAAAGAATGAAATGAAGGTTGATTCCAGAGATTATTGGAAGACTACTCATAAGGCTTTAAGTAAAATTAGTGAAAGGCTAGTTAGATTAGCGAATAAGGTTGGTCAATTACATTAAGTCATGCCTTTCGAAAAACACAGAAAGTCCTATATGGACTCTTTGTTTAGTATCTCGACCTTATTAAAACGATGGCACACAGAAATACAGAACAAAGACGTAGATAAGAATTATATGATTCGTAAATTAACCGAGTGGATTAAGAAACTCGAAGATTTGAGGCATGAAATAATGATGAGGAAAGATAAGTGATTAAACTTAAAGATTTATTACTTGAAGTA